TTGTTGTAACTGATGGCGCTGTTTCCATATAGGATTCAGCAGTTGCTCCGGCAGTAATCCCAAGAACTTTATTCAACTTGCTTTTTAGCTCATCGTATGTTTTATAGTTCTTAACATCAAGGAAATCACCTAATGAATGTAACTGTCCGTATACATCCTCTAGCATTCCTTCATCTCCACCGTGTAGTGCAGCTGGTGATGCAAACTCTGACTTATCATAGTTTACCCAACCTTCTACTTTACGAATCTTAATTTTAAAATCCGCACCTTCCCAGAAATCATATGGATTTACTGGTTGCTCATCTTCAAATTGTGGTTGCATAACATCCATAATCTTATCAAAGATTTTCTTACCAAATTTATAAAGGAATACTTTTCCTTCATTTTCTGGGTTAGATGGATCAGACACGACCATAATGTTTGACACATAATGTAAACGTCTTTTTCTATCACGAGCGGTAGCTTTATCTTCATCTCGACCAGTATTCCACAGTTCTGAATTCATTTCAGAAACTGGATCTTGCTGACCAACAGAAGTTAAAGAATTTTCGATATACCAGAGACCAGTAGGGCCTTTAAAGCCATGATCCCAATATCGTACCCAAGGTAAATCCTCTCCCTCTTTCTGAGGTAGGAATCGGATAACGGCATAACCATTACCTGCTTTATCCCTTTGGGGTGCCCAAAATCTATCGTCGCCGTAACCCTTTGATTCTGACTTTGGTGATGACACAGCTTCAGCTGCTTTAACGAGTTTGTCGATTGACGAGCCTCGTGAGCTCTTTAAGTTTGCAAATGACATTGTATTTCTCCGTATTGCGTTGTATTAAGGTCTAAGACCTTTTCTATTTTATCCACTTTATTCATAATATATATCTATTATATCATATTTCTATGATTTTGTAAAGGACTTTCTGATTAATTTTGTACATTTATCAGGGTCGTACTTTACGAAGGGTTGATACTTGGTAACCTTTCGGAATATACCAGGCCATGAAATGGTTTCTGTTATACTCTTTTGGGCACCTTGCATAAACCCAGTTAAGGAATTAAGAATAGCTACCGTTTGTAACGATATCTCTTCTTGCATCCAAAGCTTTATAATCAGAGGTGGTTGATTATGTTCTTTAACGATTAATAAATCATCAAAGGTTAAATCATTGCTCTCTGAGTATTCTGCAAGTATATTTATATCAATTGAAAACACACGATGCAGTGATTCTTTTATTCTTTTATGCTCAAGGTAGTTCCTTTCACCATCGGTATTAATCATATCACCAACGTATGATACGTCATTAACAAAGTTTGCAATGAGGTATTCAGTGATATCTTTACCGTAGTGTTTACCTAATTTGGCAAAGAAGAATTTATCTCTTCGTTTAAAAAATGATTGAGGTTTAACAGATGTTTTAAAATTATACTTTATGGCATCATAGCCGTCTGTCTCAAAGTGTAACTTTAAAGACTGATATAACTTATAAACATCATATGGATCATTCATTCTAGATAGGTAGTTTATTTCCTTTCTCCGCTTCAATAAGGTTTAAACCTGATGCTTCGGCCTCTAATTTGGCCTTAAGTGCATCACTTAGTAATCTCTTAATATTACTATAATCCATCCCTCTTTCTTCTATTACATAAGTCATAGCGTCTATATAACTCATATTGTTTTTTGCGACTAACATTTCAACTGCTGTAGTGAATCGTTTTTTAGTCATTATTTTCTGTTCAAGATCAATCATTGTATATTGATGTCTCCCACCTTAAGTAATATGCAATCATCATTAATTCTACCATTAGGTTCTTTAATCACTGTAGTAAAAGTATCCCATACTTTCATTGACTGAATGATTGTTTTGTTTATAATAAGAGGTAATACCTCATCTGGTTTTCTAAGTTTTGTCTGCTTACTTAGTGCGGGATTAAAATTCTTAATAGATGTACCCTTAACTTCAAATCCTTTAGGCGAATCGGTTATGTACATTGCTAGAGCTCTTGTCTTAGTGTTAAATACATATAAGGTATTTTTACCTGGTATCATTATTGGATTAATAGATGTGCACTTATATTCAATGTCATCTGATTTAAACTTAAGCTTTGCAACTTGTTGATCAGACGCCTTTGGCTTTTTAGCCCTAGGTACTTTAATTGTTTTATTATTAGCCTTAAGTCTATCAATATCGTCAATAGTCTTTTCGAGCAAGGTAATCATTTTCTTCTTATTACCTTTAGTGATATGTGAATAAGCTTCCTCGGCCTGTTCGCATGTTTTATTATATGCATCACTAATACAGTCAAGTTCAAACTGCATTTTTTCTCTAAATATTTTTATTCCTGCACCTTTAATTTTATGTGTGGCTAATAAACTATATGCAGGGAATTTAATATTATCGAACTCTCCATCCATCCATTTATCTACAACCATCTCATCAAAATCACCCATAATAGTTTGTGAGATTTTTGTTCTCATTCTTTCTGCAGGTGATATAATAACTTTAGGAGGCTCAGCTTTCTGAATAGCAACTAGTTTTTTACCTTCTTTAAGAAGTTCATTTAGCCTTTCTTGAATTTTATCATTAACTGTATTGTCATCAGTAAATTTATCTAATGGTAATCCTGAATTAATACATCGTATAATATTACCAATGCCTTGATTGAGTTTCCAGTTTTCTACCTTTTTAAGTGCTTGAATATCTTTCTTTGAAAATCCTAGTGTCTTTTCAGCATATAGTATTACTGCAGGTGCATTAGTTTTTGCATTATTAAAATAGTTAAAATAGTTAGATGCTTTATGATAAGCAGTCCTTAACTCTTCTTTAGTTTTAAACTCAACACCATGATAACTAGGTTCACTACCTAAATGCTTATCTTCTAATGAAGGTCCTCTACGCTTAGCTTTTGCCATTTAATACTCCTTTTGTAATAATATAACCATTATACCATAGTTTAAATATAATGTACAGTGTTTATTCACCTAATCGCTTATAGTCCTTAATACCTAGAACATAATTTTCAGCAGCGCTTTCTGCATACGCTTCGTTATGCCCATTAAACCATTCTATTCCTAATGCATTATCGTTAATATACATTCTAATACCAAAATTATGTTTAGATCCAACGGTTCGTAAAACTTCTACTTTACGGTTTTTAAACTTTCCATCGCCACGATAAGAACTTAATAGCATGTATTCATTTTTCATTTTGCTTCTCCAACGTTTCTTTTAATTTTATATATGATAATACCCTTATTTGATCTCTAGATAAATCTGGGTATTTATTTTTTAATTCTTTACGAATACTATGTCTTGTTTCTGAGTCTTGAACTAATAAAATAGCACCTGCGCACAAGTAAACAAAAACAAATAATCCTATTATTGATAATACTATTTCCATTTTATTTCCCTATATGTTTAACGTCACCCTTTGGTATGACTTGATATGCACCTTTATTATATGCTGGTGCGACTGTGAATTTCTTACTCTCTTCGAGCTTCCAGCTTTGGTCTTCTACCTTACTGTTTACTGGAGTTAATGGTGCAGAAGGATAGTGTGTTGTTTGCCTTACTGCTGAATTTTGTTTTGGTGTTGACCAATCAAAGTCGGCCATTGTTTTTATCTTAGGTTTAGACATAGATTTGGTCTTACGCTTTTTGCCGTTAGGTCCATACCTAAGTGATCCTGCATAAAAATTAGTTACTGCCATTATACATTTCCTGGTGCTTCAATAAGTAACTCTGACATTGGCTTTTCCTCTGTTACTACTTCAAAAGTACCATCACGATATTCACGTGTAACCAATCCTGAGTTATATGCCTTTTCAACATATCCATCTTGTCCTAAAATGTACTCAACTTGACCTGACCATTTTTCAACTGCCATTTTACGTCTTTGGTACTCTACTGCATCAGTGTACTGTGTCATGTGAACTCCTTCCTAATTCTGCTAGCCTTATTAACTCTCTTAATTTCTGATCCCAGAGTTGTTTAAACTCTGGATTTTGTGCTTTATCTCGAGCTGTTCTAAGAGCTATAGCTCTTTGTATTGTTCTATTAGTCCCAGTCATTTTTACCTTCGTTATATGCATCCATTATAGTAGATCCAGCAATGAATGCTTGAGTATCTGTATCAGAGTAATACATATTTTCTGGTTTATTACATTCAAAGGATGACGGTGCTTTATCACCAGCTTTTAATACTTGCTTGGTGAGCTTTTTATGCAACCTCATAGCTGCTTTTGTTTCAGCTTTAATCTTAGCTTTACGAAGATCCATTGTGTGTATTACACGCTTCATTTCTCTTTTTTCTCGAGCCTTTTCTGCTGCAGCTTTAATAAGTGCAATTCTGTTAGTGTCTGTCATTATATTATTCCTTATACTGCTTTTAAGATTGATAGAGGACAGTTCCAAAGACGGCCGTTGATTTCAACAACTGCTTTAGTACGTTTGATTTTAGTAACAGTACCTTCTTCGGTACCTGACCTTGAGTTTACAAGTACTGGTGATCCAACACTAATACTGTTTTTAACATTAAGTGCCTTTACTGCACGTAATTGTTTCTGTTTAATTTTGATTAATTCAATAACTTCATTCATTTCTGAACTTGTTTCGATTGAATCTATTGCGTTAATAATTGATTTTTTCATAATGTAGTTTCCTTATCAAGTTTTATTTTATATGTATATTGTACCAGGTCTTTAACCAAATGTACAGTGTTTTCTGCATTTATTTTTAAATTTCTTCTACAGTAATCCTATAGCTTTTGCCATGGATGTCTGAGCATTCAATAGTTTTTGTGGTAGTTTGCATCCAACCTTCCTTGTGTAGATCCATCTTTACTCTATCTACATTAACAAGTAATCCATTAGAGTGAGAAGAATCTTTATCGAGACCAGGTTTGATTATAGTATGTGCGATGTAGTCGCAGTAAGCCATTGACATAGCCATTATGAATCGTCCTCAGGTCCGAACATTGAGGCCCAGCACTGTGGTGTACAGCCAGAGATCAGAAACTCTCTCTGATCCACTGTCGCTTCAGGCATTGCGTCCTGAATAAGCATGCCCTCGTGCCAAGCAATTAACTGCTCATTAGTGGCAAATATTACCATTTGGTTATCTTTACCTGTTACTGGTGATGTTCTTTGAGCGATGATTTTCATAATATATTCCTTGTTTGATTAATTTATATGTATATTATACCATAGTTTTTGGTTGAATGTACAGTGTTTTCTGCATTTATTTGCATTTATTTTGCAATTAATGTGACCAACATGTACCAAATAGATATTCTTCTCTTCCATAAGCTTCTATTTCCCATGGTTGATTAAGGTACTTATAGTTACGTGGCTTACGACCCTTCCAAGATCCACTGTAGCCGTCCAGTTCCCCTCGTAAATATTGTTTGGCATGAACCATCTCATGTGCTAGAGTTTGCATCACCTCGGCCGTTGAGTAAGGTTCTCCTTCACAGGTTTTGGCTATATTAATAGTTATATATCCTTCTTTACG